TGGGCATTTAAGCAAGCTGCAGCAGAGCTGGGAACACCCATTGAATGGGGTGGAGACTGGCGCACGCTGAAAGACGGACCTCATTTTCAGTTAAAACGTTAGTGTGCTGGTGGTGATATGAAGCGAAAGCACTGGACACACCGAACGCCACGCGCGGCAGCAAGATGGGCACTGGTATCGATACTGGTGCCTTTTTTGTTGGTGGGCTGTGTCAGCCTGGATAAGGCGCGTCAGCTTTTCGATATCGCTTCTCAGGTCTGCCAGCTTATTGATGGCGTTCGGCGGTGTGTAGGTGGGGTAGATAAATCTAGCGCAAACCATTCCCCGATATTTATTCAGGAGTAAATATGTTTATTTTTCCAAAGGCTTTTAATCTCGCCATGAAGTCAAAATTATCAAAACTTCTTAATAAAAAACCTGAGAAAGTACTAGATGATGCAGGAGCGCTTTCCTTAAAAGGAAAGATTACGTACACAAGGTAAAAAAGGGGGGAATTCCCCCCGATTTATTCAACTTATACCTTGGGATTGAAGTTGCTATATAAGCTGGCCTCTTCATTCAGCCCGAGTCCTTTCAGGTCAGCAATAAATTCATCACGCTGCTTTGGTGGTAGTTTAGCCAATAATATTCCAATCGTAACTTTTAGACGGGAGATTTCAGAAGCCACGTCGGCAAAGGTATCTACCTTTGTTGTCACATTTACGTTTATGTTAAAGGTTGTCATTGTCATTGTCATTCCTTGTGTGGGCTCGTCAGCCAAGGCCCTTTTTCACTGTTCATCCAGTGTCCAATCACTGGAGGGCTGAGGTTATATTTTAACAAGGGATAAAACACATAAAAACCAGGATATTCAAACAGTAAACAACAAAGATGAGTTTCATTAGCAGCATTACAGCAGCCCTTCAATGAGGGGCTGCGCTAATACTTTTTGATGGTCAGATTACAGGATAAAAATTAGATCGAAGTAATAACCTCCTTCCATTGTGATTTTCCCTTCATGGTATAAATCGCAAAGAGAATCGAAAGTTTCTTCATGATTATCGTTCTCAGGGAACCATGCTGGCTGGAAAGCAACTTTTCCTTTTTCATTCATTACTTTTAACATATAAGGAATTATCTCTTGTTTTTTCATAAAAACACCTCGTATTTTAATTGAAAAGTTTTACGTGGCTTTTAGAGTACTTGAAGTCACTTCTCATCTTTAACGCTCTCCGCAAATACATCGAAAACAATAATCACTTTGTGATTTGTAGTTACCTCGGAAAGGCACATGACTAACGAGAATTACTCTTATTTTCACGGGTCCTTCCTGAAATCTGAAACACCGAGGGGCGGCAGACGCGCAAAAACGCGCTATTTATGAAAATTTTTCGGGGAAAATCAGATCCGTTCTTCTTCTGTCTAACTTGTTGTTTAACAATATTTTCTTTAAAAAAAGAAAGGATCTGGTATCGGTGATTTTTCGCTAAAAAAGGCGTTTTGAGATCCTTTCTTATTTTTGTGAGGAATTTGTGTTGTGAAGGTTAACAAAAAGAAACTTGCGGAGATTTTTGAACGGGATGTCAGAACAATCACCGCCTGGCAAAGTCAGGGGCTGAAGGTTTTGTCGGGGGGAGGTAAAGGCGTTGAGGCCATGTTCAATTCTGCAGAAGCAATTGAGTGGTACGCTCAGCGGGAAAAAGATATCGAGAATGAAAAACTCCGCCAGGAAAATGCAGATTTACGAGCGGCGGCGGAATCTGAATTACAACCTGGCACTATCGAATACGAGCGCTATCGTCTCACCAAAGCGCAGGCCGATGCACAGGAACTGAAAAATGCCCGTGAAGAAAGTCAGGTGCTGGAAACGGAACTGTTTACCTACATTCTGCAACGTGTGGCACAGGAGATATCGGGGATCCTTGTTCGTGTACCGTTGACATTACAACGGAAATATCCGGATGTATCACCAGCGCACCTTGATGTGGTGAAAACTGAAATCGCGAAAGCCTCCAATGTTGCAGCTAAAGCCGGTGAAAACGTGGGCAGGTGGATCGATGATTTCAGACGCACAGAAGGCGGCTAATGCAGCTGGTGCGATAGCTACAGGCCTTTTATCTCTCAACATTCCGGTTCCCCTGACAACAGTTCAGTGGGCTGATCGGCACTATTATCTGCCGAAAGAATCTTCATACACACCAGGGCAATGGGAAACACTGCCGTTTCAGGTCGCCATCATGAACAGCATGGGGAATGACCGGATCCGCACTGTTAATCTGATTAAATCGGCACGCGTTGGTTACACCAAAATGCTCCTGGGGGTGGAAGCTTATTTTATTGAGCATAAATCCCGTAACAGTCTGCTTTTTCAGCCAACAGATTCTGCAGCCGAAGATTTTATGAAATCCCATGTTGAACCAACGATAAGGGATGTTCCTGTATTGCTGGAGCTGGCGCCATGGTTTGGGAGGAAGCACCGCGACAATACGCTCACCCTGAAACGTTTTTCTTCGGGCGTCGGTTTCTGGTGCCTGGGCGGTGCTGCTGCCAAAAACTACCGTGAAAAATCTGTGGATGTGGTCTGCTATGACGAACTCTCCTCGTTTGAACCGGATGTGGAAAAAGAAGGTTCGCCGACACTGCTTGGCGATAAACGTATCGAAGGTTCGGTATGGCCTAAATCCATACGCGGTTCAACACCAAAAATTAAAGGCTCCTGTCAGATTGAAAAGGCCGCGAATGAATCTGCGCACTTCATGCGTTTTTATGTGCCTTGCCCTCATTGCGGGGAGGCCCAGTATCTGAAGTTTGGCGACGATGCCACGCCGTTTGGTCTGAAATGGGAGAAGGGCAAGCCGGAAACGGTGTACTACCTGTGTGAACACAGCGGCTGTGTGATCCGCCAGTCAGAGCTGGATCAGACAGATGGGCGCTGGATTTGTGACAACACCGGAATGTGGACGCGTGACGGTCTGGCATTTTACAGCGCCAGTGATGAGGAAATGCCGCCGCCGCGTTCAATCACATATCACGTGTGGACGGCCTATAGCCCATTTACCACCTGGGCGCAGATTGTTTACGACTGGCTGGATGCGCTGAAGGATCCTAACGGCGTTAAAACATTCATTAATACTACGCTAGGCGAGCCGTATGAAGAAGCGGTGGCTGAAAAGCTGAGTTTTGAGCTGCTGCTGGAAAAAATCTGCCATTACGGTGCGCCGGTTCCCATGCGGGTGGTTTACCTGACTGCCGGGATCGACTCCCAGAAAAACCGCTATGAAATCTATGTCTGGGGCTGGGCACCTGGTGAAGAGGCCTTTCTGGTGGATAAGCAGATCATCATGGGGCGACCGGAGGATGAAGATACTCTCAAGCGTGTCGATGCGGTGATCAGAAAAAAATACCGCCATGCTGATGGCACGGAAATGTCCATTTCCCGCGTCTGCTGGGATACCGGCGGTATTGATCAGGACATTGTGTACAAGCGCTCCAGAAAGCACGGCACCTTTTTTGTGCTCCCCATAAAAGGGGCTTCAGTGTATGGCAAACCGGTGATCACCATGCCCAAAAAGCGAAATCAGCGCGGGGTGTTTTTGTGTGAGGTGGGCTCTGACACTGTTAAAGAAATGCTGTATGCCCGTTTTGCCCTTCCGGTGGTCTCTGTCAGCGAACCCTCACCCTATACCTTCCATTTTCCGGATAACCCTGATGTTTTTTCTGATGTTGAGGCGAAGCAGCTGGTGGCGGAAGAACTGGTCGAAAAGGTGGTTAACGGACGAGTGAAACTTCAGTGGGACGCTAAAAAACGGCGCAACGAGGCGCTGGACTGTCTGGTTTATGCCTATGCTGCCCTGCGTGTGTCAGTACAGCGCTGGCAGCTGGATCTTGAAGAACTGGCGAAGGCCAGAAGAGATGAGCAGGCCGACGATGAGATGAGTCTGGAAGAAATCGCGGCTGCACTGAGTGGAGGATAAGTGATGATTTATACGCATGAGATGCTTTGTGATGCCCGGCGGGCGTTACATGAACTGATGATCGGGCGTGCTGTGGTTTCCGTCAGCAAGGATGGCAGACAGGTTCAGTATTCGCGGGCAACCATCGGTGAACTACGACAATATATTGAAGAGCTGGAAAGTGCGTTGGGCGTATCTGGACGGCGTCGCGGCCCGGCAGGAGTGGGGCTGTGAGCGGAGAACTGGTGGATCTGCATGGGAAGCCCCTGCGGCAGAGTATGGGATATTCCGGTGGTGGTACCGGATTTGGCGGACAGCTTGCGGAATGGCTGCCTGCACCGGAAAGTGCCGATGTGGCGCTGTTACCTTCCATTCAACTGGGGAATGCCAGGGCGGATGATCTGGTCCGTAATAACGGGATTGCTGCTAACGCGGTGGAGATCCATAAGGACCATATCGTTGGCCATATGTTCCGTCTGAGTTACCGCCCCAACTGGCGATGGTTGGGGATGTCTGAAGCGGATTCGCATGCCTTTATCGAGGATGTTGAGGCCGCCTGGATGGAGTACTGTGATCCAACATTTGGCACGATGGATGTGGAAGGTCGGCGCTCATTTACCGAATTTATACGTGAAGGCGTGGGTGTCCATACTTTTAACGGTGAAATTTTTGTTCAGCCTGTGTGGGACGCTGAATCCACTACGTTATTCAGAACGAAATTCAAAACCGTCAGCCCGAAGCGGGTGAACTCACCCGGAAATGGTATCGGCGAGCGTTTTATGCGTGCCGGAGTGGAAATCAACCGGCACGGAAAGGCGCTGGCTTACCATGTTCAGGATGATGACTGGCCCGGCTACAGCGTCAGCAAATGGACGCGGATTCAGGCCACACTGCCCTCCGGGCGACCGGGGATGATTCATGTGTTCCAGCCACAGGAAGACGGACAGACGCGCGGCGCCAACCAGTTTTATTCCGTAATGGAACGTCTCAAGATGCTGGATACGTTGCAGGCCACGCAATTGCAGTCGGCGGTGGTGCGGGCGATGTATGCCGCAACAATTGAATCCACGCTGGATTCAGAAAAAGCATTTGAATATATCGCCGGTGTGGGTGAAGGCGGTAAAAACCCGCTGAATACCATCATGAAAGGTTATGCGCGTTATTACGCTGCCAACAAAATTAAGCTTGGCGGTGTGCGTATACCGCATCTTTACCCGGGGGATTCACTGAATCTGCAGACTGCACAGAATGCGGATAATGGTTTCTCTGAACTGGAAAAAGCGCTGTTACGTTACATTGCCGCCGGGCTTGGTGTGTCGTATGAGCAGCTTTCCCGTGACTACTCTCAGGTCAGTTATTCCAGTGCCAGGGCGTCAGCCAATGAGTCGTGGCGGTATTTTATGGGGAAACGAAAATTTGTGGCCAGCCGCCTGGCGTCACAGATGTTTGCCTGCTGGCTGGAGGAGGCGCTGATCCGTGGGGTGATACGTCCGCCAAAATCCCGTTTCTCATTCTGGGAGGCCCGTTCCGGATGGTGCCGTGCCGAGTGGATCGGTGCCGGTCGCATGGCAATTGATGGCCTCAAGGAAGTGCAGGAAGCGGTAATGCGTATTGAAGGTGGCCTGAGCACTTATGAGAAGGAGCTGGCGTTGATGGGGGACGATTACCAGGAGATTTTCCGTCAGCAGTTGCGGGAAAGTCAGGAGCGACAGGCCGCTGGTTTGCCGCGCCCCATCTGGATAAAGGACACGTTTCAGCAGCAGATCCGACAGACAACGGGAGAAAAAGGCGATGCGCCGTAATTTATCGCATGTTGCCGCAATGGCATTTAATGAGCCGCTTTTACTGGAACCCGCCTATGCGCGGGTTTTCTTTTGCGCGCTGGGTAAGGAGATTGGGGCGGGCAGCCTTGCCGTTCCGCAGCAGAACGTTCAGCTCGATGCGAGCGGAATGCAACTGGCGGTGACGGACTATATGGCAGATGGCCAGCGTCCGGCAAAAAATTACCAGGTGAAAAATGGCATCGCCATTCTGCCTGTCAGTGGGACGCTGGTCCATAAACTGGGCACCCTGCGACCTTTTTCCGGCATGACCGGCTATGACGGCCTGACGGCCCGCCTTCAGATGGCGGTGAATGATCCGGATGTACGCGGCATTTTGCTGGATATCGACAGTCCGGGTGGTCAGGCTGCCGGGGCGTTTGACTGTGCTGACATGATTTACCGTCTACGGGAACAGAAGCCCGTGTGGGCGTTGTGTAATGACATGGCCTGTTCAGCCGCCATGTTGCTGGCGGCAGCCTGTACGCGTCGACTGGTCACGCAGACGGCAAAAATTGGTTCGATTGGCGTGATGATGGCGCATACCAGTTACGAGAAGCAACTGGCACAGGAAGGGGTGGATATCACGCTGATTTATTCCGGGCAGCACAAGGTTGACGGCAACAGTATTCAGGCATTACCGGCAGGTGTGCGTGCAGATTTTCAGCGCCGTATTGATGAGGCCCGTCAGATGTTTGTCGACAAGGTGGCGCTTTATACGGGGCTGAGTGCTGAGGCGGTAATGAAAACTGAAGCCGCCGTTTATGACGGCCAGGCCGGAATAGATATCGGGCTGGCTGACCAGTTAATTAACGCTGCAGATGCTGTCGATACGATGGTTTCTGCACTGAATGACTCTGTTACAAAGGAGAATGCAATGACCGTTAAAAATCTCACCGTTGCTGAAGCGGTGGCCCAGGAAAATCAGCGTGTGATGGGGATCCTGAATTGTCAGGAGGCCAAAGGACGCGAACAACTGGCGCAGATGCTGGCAGGGCAACCAGGAATGTCGGTTGAGCAGGCGAAAACGTTGCTGGCGGCAGCGCCGATTGCCGGTACTGACAGCATGGGTGAGCAGATTATGGCGCTACCGGAAGCAAAGGGGCGTGAACAGCTGGCGCAGATGCTGGCAGGCCAGCCGGGAATAACGGTAGAACAGGCGAAAGCGTTTCTGGCGGCAGCCCCTGATGGCGGTGCAGCCAGCACAGGCGATGAGATTATGACGCTGCCGGAAGCAAAAGGGCGCGAACAACTGGCACAGGCGCTGGCAGGCCAGCCGGGAATAACGGTAGAACAGGCGAAAAGGTTGCTGGCGGCGGCGCCTGCTGCCGGGGCAGTCAGCACAGGCGATGAGATTATGGCGCTGCCGGAGGCGAAAGGGCGCGAACAACTGGCGCAGGCACTGGCCGGTCAGCCGGGAATGACGGTTGAGCAGGCGAAAACGTTGCTGGCAGCAGCTCCCGCGTCATCGCAACCGTCACAGGAAAATCTTTTTGACCGTTTTATGGCGCAGCATTCTTGTCCTGTAGTCTCTGGTGGTGGTTCAGCCAGCACTGAGGAAGAAAATCTGTTGCTGAGTCTGCCGTAAGCAGCTGCGGTTATTTTAATAAACTAGGAGTCGGGTTATGACCATTAAAACTACAACAGAAAAACGTGCGGATGTCCGCATTTTTGCCGGAAGCGATCCGGCGTATACCGCAACAGCCAGCTGTGGTATCAGTGCCGCCACACCAGTACTGACACCGCTGATGCTCGATGATGCCAGCGGTAAACTGGTCGTATGGGACGGTCAGAAAGCCGGAACGGCAGTGGGTGTGCTGGCGCTGGCACTTGCCGGAACAGAGCCCACGCTGACGTATTACAAAAGCGGTACGTTTGCCACAGAATCACTGGTATGGCCCGCGTCGGTAGATGCAGTGAAAAAAGCAAACGCGTTTGTGGGAAGTGCCATCAGCCAGGCCTGATGGTGAAGTGATTGACTGAAAAAACGGGTCGCGATGCGGCCCGTTTGTGTTTTTAAAGGATAGAGAAATTATGGGGTTATTTACCACACGCCAGTTGCTCGGTTACACCGAGCAGAAGGTGAAATTTCGTGCATTGTTCCTTGAGCTGTTTTTTCGTCGCACAATCACATTCCATACTCAGGAAGTGATGCTGGATAAAATCACCGGAAAAACGCCGGTTGCGGCGTATGTGTCTCCGATTGTGTCAGGTAAAGTGCTGCGCAGTCGTGGTGGTGAAACGCGCGTGTTGCGACCCGGTTACGTGAAACCGAAACACCGCTTTGATTATCAGCAGGCGGTTGAACGCCTTCCGGGAGAAGATCCGGCTCGCCTTAATGATCCGTCCTACCGTCGTCTGCGTATTCTGACCGATAACCTGAAACAAGAAGAGCAGGCCATTGTGCAGGTGGAAGAAATGCAGGCGGTCAGTGCCGTTCTGCAGGGTAAGTACACCATGAGCGGTGAACAGTTTGAGACGGTGGAAGTGGATTTTGGTCGCTCCGCTGCAAATAACATTACGCAGGCGGGTGGGAAGGAATGGTCACAGCAGAATGTTGACACCTTTGATCCGACGCATGATCTGGATGCGTACTGCGATTTTGCATCGGGAACCATCAATATCGCCATTATGGATGGCACGGTCTGGCGTCTGCTGAACGGTTTTAAACTGTTCCGTGAGAAACTGGATACTCGTCGCGGCTCCAAATCGGAACTGGAAACCGCCGTGAAAGACCTGGGTTCTGTGGTCTCCTTTAAAGGTTACTACGGCGATCTGGCCATCATGGTGGCAAAGACGACTTATGTCGATGAAAACGGCGATGAGCAGCGTTATCTGCCGGAAGGCACATTGATTCTGGGCAACACGCAGGCGGAGGGGGTTCGTTGTTATGGTGCCATTCAGGACAGCCAGGCACTGAGTGAAGGGATTACTTCGGCAACCCGTTATCCCAAACACTGGCTGGAAGTGGGGGACCCGGGTTGTGAATTCACGATGACACAGTCGGCACCGCTGATGGTATTACCTGATCCGGATGCGTTTGTGGTGGTGCAGGTTAAATAAGGCGAGGGCGGGATATTCCCGCCTTTTTCTTTATGTTCAGAGGGTATGCGCAATGACAAAAGAGCAGATGACGGAACGCCTGCAGGCGCTGGCGGCGATTCTGGGGCGTGGAGCGGATATTTCCGGTTCAAAGGCTGATCTTGAGCAGCGTCTGGCGGAATGGGAAGAAGAAGCAGAATGTATTCATCAGACTGATGATATTTCTGACGAAGTTTCAGAAGCCCAAAAAACAGAGAGAGTTACGCAAAATGCGACTGACCGGGTTCATGTGCGAATGAAAGTGACAGCTCACCTTTGTGCTTTTGATGAGCACGGTACCCGCCGGGTGGAATTTGCTCTTGCAGGTCAGGTTGTCTGTCTGGAGTCTCATCGCCTTGCCAGCGTAATTGCTGCCGGAGTGGCAGAGGTTTGCCATGCTGCCGATGCCTGATAATGATTTTGACCGGGCAATGGCGAAAGCCGATCACGCGATACTCAGGGCGATGGGGCGCGAGTTTCATATTCAGGCCGGTGGGCGTTCTGTCCATATCCGGGGGGTACTGGATGAGACTGAGTCTGATGTTCTCCTGAAAAAAGGAGGAGGGAGGTTTCATGATGTGGCTCCACGACTGTTTGTTCGCACACGTGATATCGCAGGCGTATCAAAGAAAAGCCGGGTTGAGTGCGATGGTGTTGTTTACTGGGTGGTCAGTATTGGCCCGGACGACAATGGTTTCTGTTATCTGACACTGGCGCGTGGTGAGCCTGGTACGTCACTGCCGGTTATTGACGGATGGAGTAAAAAGTAAACTGTATAAGGGGATATCACAATGGCGCGGGCATCACGCATCCGGCGAAATCTGTTGTTTGATATCGATGTCGATGAATTGCGGGATATTGTGGCGCAGGTCGGCGCGACGCAGCATCAGTTTCGTCTGTCATATTCCCGGGCACTTAAGCGTACCGCATCCAAAATGCGCATGAAGGCGCTGGCAGAGCTGAAAACCGGTCTGGCTCCCCGCAAAATGGACATGCTGCGCAAGCGTCTTTTTTCCAGTCGCATTACCCGTGGTAATGCAATGGATGAAGCCCGCTTCTGGTTTGGCCTTAATGCGATAAAAATAAAGGATTTGCGCGGGCGCATTCGTGGGCGACGTGTTCGTCATCATGACCTTCGTGATCCGGTAACCGGACGGTTTATTAAGGCTGAACGCGTCAGGCGTCGCCGCCGCAAAGCCAGCGATCCGGTTTTTGAGCCTAATGGTTCATTTTTATCGCCCACCGCGTATGAAAACGGCCTGGTGATACGCAGCCGTAAAGAGAACCGGCGAACGGTCATCATCAAAAATCCGGAAAGCGGACGTGTTCGTGAGGCTGAGGCCAACATTTACGCCCGCACGATGGATTACGTGGAGGATGTGGCCTTTGCGGACTGTCTGGAGATTTTTATAAAAGAGTTTGAGTCCGATATCCGGCGCCGCGCGAAATACGGCATTACCGTTGCGCCAGTGAAAAAAGCTTGAGGAAGCAATGGCTGAACCATTATGCATGGCGTCCTGGCATGCCGCAGTGCTGGATGCCCTGAAAAAACTCAAATGGATAAAAGATGCGGACACCTATCCTGAACGGGTTACGCAGCTGGTTACTCCGGCAGTTTTCCTCGCCGTGGAAGGCTGGGATGCGAAAAGCAATACAGACGGACAGATGACGGTGGTGTTGTCTGCCGCGTTGTGGGTGCTGGTTGACCGTGCCGGAGAGCCGGAGGAAGAAAAAACGGTGATAGCAGCAAAGCCGGATGTTTTTATCCGTGCGGCGGCAGCCGATCTGACGCACTGGATCGACGGGCAGACGTTTGGCCTCGAAAACGTGGAGCCTGCCGTTTTTATTTCTGCGGATGCGGATGAAACCGATCCGCGTCTGGATGATTACCTGGTCTGGCAGATTTCATTTAACCAGACGGTCACATTTGGTGTGGATCCCTTTGCCACGGATAACCTGCCGTTACAGCGCGTATGGCTTGGCGTGGCACCGCAGATCGGGCAGCAGCATGTGGACGATTACCGCCTGATTTTTGAGGGAGCGCCGCGTGAGTGAAATTCTGGGGGATTTGCAGCGCCGCCTGGCAAATATGGTCCGGCGTGGGGTGATCCACTCGGTGCGACTGGAAGGCGGTTTTCCAGAATGCCGGGTGGATCTGGGGGATATTGTGACCACCTGGCTGCCGTTGTGTCAGGGATTTGCCGGAAAAAATCGCGCTGATTTCGAGCCGTTTTCCGTGGGGGATGCGGTCACTGTGCTGTCAGAAGCCGGGGAACTGAATAACGGTCGCGTTTTTCCTGGCTGGAATACTGGGGCAGTGCCGGTGCCGGAGGGCCGCGACAGTGAGCATATCACCCGGTATGGCGATGGTACGGAGATCCGTTATGACAGAGAGGCTCATGCCCTGACAATTACGCTGGTCGGTTCCGGCACCTACAGGATCGTTGGCAAGGGTACGCTTGATGGCCCGGTTGAAATCACCGATACCCTGACCGTGCAGGGGGAAACGCAGATTAATGCGGATACGAAGGTGAAAGGGAATATTGGTGCGTCAGAGGAGATTACGGATAAAACCGGCAGCATGAGCCGGATCCGGGAAACCTTTAATAACCATGATCACCCCGGCGACAGTGGCGGAACCACGAAAAAACCGAATCAGAAAATGTGACCTGCTGCGGCAGGTTTTTTTATGTCCGGAGAACGCAAATGGGACAATTACATGGTGTGGAAACCATCGAGTTGACGGCTGGCACGGTGGCAGTAACCACAATTGAGACAGCCATTATTGGTGTGGTGGGAACAGCACCGGAGGCTGCCGGGGCTGTGACAGCAACACTGACAGCGGGGACACCGCTGCTGGGTAACGAGCTGACATTTACCGCAAAGAGCGGTGGACGGGCAGGAAACACTATCAGGATTATTGCGGAATCTGCACAGCCGTCAGCAAAAGAAAAAAGCGCGGGCGCGGTTCCCACGTCAGCAAAATGGGAAAACGGAAGTCTGTTGATTACGCTGGGATGCGGTGAAGACGGGGCGGGTAATGCCACTGTCAGCGATGTCGTGACGGCAGTCAATGGTGCGTCCGGAGTCGGGGTTAATGCCACCGGCAGCGGTGACGGCATGGTGTCGCCGTTTTCCGGCACGCTGAGTGGCGGAGAGGATGAGCCATTCCCGCTGAATACACCGGTGGCGATGGCAGGTACAACCGCGCTTTCGCGTCTGGGCAACGCCGGGACACTGAAACAGGCGCTGACAGAGATTAACAATCAGCGTAATGCCCTGTCGGTGATTGTCCGGGTGGAGGAAAAAACGAAGCCGGAAGAGCAGCGGGCTGCCATTCTTGCCGGGATCAGCATGTTGTCGTCGGCAAAATCGGTGACCACGTATCAGCCGCGCATCGTGATCGCGCCGGGATTCAGTGAAGACGATGCGGTGGGTAAGGCGCTGGAAACCGTGGCCGGAAAACTGCGTGCGGTGGCGTATGTGGACTGTGCGGCAGGCGCAACACTGCAGAAAGTGGTACAGCGCCGCCAGTCCTACGGTGCCAGGACTGAATTACTGCGCCCGCGTGTACAGGTCAGCAACGCAGACGGCCAGCTGGTGTACCGCCCGTATTCGGCCTTTGCTGCCGGGCTGCGTGCCCGTATTGACTACGAAAAAGGGTGGTGGTGGAGCAAATCGAACCAGGAGGTTTACAACATCCTGGGTGTGGAGCAGGTGGATGAATTTATCCTCGGTGAGCGTAACTGCGATGCCAACCTGCTCAATATGCAGAACGTCTCCACCCTTATCCGCCGGGCTGGATTTAAACACTGGGGCAACCGTCTGTGTTCGTCCCATCCTCAGTGGCATTTTGAGTCCGTTCGTCGTACCGCCGATGTGATTGAAGACAGCATTCAGGAAGCGATGCTGGGCTATGTCGACCGTCCGCTCGATCGCCAGAATGCGGACGACATTATCGGGTCGGTGAATGCCTATATGCGCCGACTGGTCGCAGAGGGGGCGATTTTTGGCGGACGGGCCTGGCTGGATCCGGAGCTGAATACCGCTGAAACGCTGGCAGCCGGTGAACTGTACATCAACTATGACTTCGGCCCCAAATCGCCGACGGAGCTGATCAGCATGCGGGTGAGCGTCAACAACGAATACGGTATTAAGGAGATGACGGCAACATGAGCAGTAAAAACACATTACGGGCCTGGACTTTTTTCCGCCAGGGGATCCGCATTCAGGGGGCGCATGAATTCACCCCACCAACGCTGTCCATTGTCAAAACGGATTTACGAACGGGTGCGCAGGATGCGCCAACCCCGGTTGATGATGGTATGGAAGCGCTGACCTGTCAGATTAAGTTTTATGGTCTGGATACGGATATGCTGTCCAGCTTCGGGTTTGTGAGTGGCAACCGTTCGCGATTTACGGCCTATCAGGGGTATCTGGCGAACGGCAGAGCCATGGGGACGACCGAAGAAATCGAAGGCTTCGTGATGACGGTGACGCCGGATGCACGGGGCAACAGCAATCTGTCGGAAAATGCCATCACAGTGGACATCGCGGTCAGTTACTACCGCCAGACGCTCGAGGGCATGGAGCTCATCATGATTGATACCGAGCGCTTTGAACGCCGGATCAACGGTGTGAACGTTCTGGCCGGACTGTCGGCAAAAGTGCGCCTCTGATTTTTTCGTTTTACTTATCACGGCCTGCGGGCCGTTTTTTTATGGAGCCGATTATGAACATTCCGGGAGAAACCCGCACCATCACACTGTACACCCCTGTCACCCTGGACGGGGGGGCCGTGCTGGAACAGATCACCATGCGTGAACCGCTGGTGCGCGATCGCATTGCCTTCACCAAAGACCGTGGCACAGAGGAAGAAAAAGAGGCTCGCATGATTGCGCAGCTCTGCAACCTCAGTGAGCAGGATATCTGGCTACTGACGGCGGCGGATTATGCTCAGCTGACGGATGCCTTTAACGTTTTTATGCTGCCACCCGGGAAGCGACCGAAGCCGAAATCATCAGAGGCTTAAGGTTTCTCGGGCGGCGGCTGCATTTTCCTCTTTCTGATTATCTGTCCATGCCGTTTGGCATGTTTACGGTTTTTCTGCTGGATGAAGTGGAGGCAATGAAACGTGGGAAGCGTAAGCCAGAACCTTAAGGCCACCGTGTCATTCGGGGGCAAACTTGACAGCTCATGGCGTCGCTCGGCAACAGATCTGCGCAAGAATTTACAGGATGTGGAGCAGCAGGCTGCGCGTTTGCGTAAGGAGCAGGCGGAACTGACGGCAGAAATGAAGCGGGCGGCGCTGGCAGGGAAGCGTTTTAAGTCGATGGAGGATGAATACGCACGCCTCACGGCTGAAATAAAGAAAGCAGACGCTGCCCAGAAAAAACTGAACAAGAGCCTCGAGCGGAGGGAAACGCTCGGGCGCTTTATGGGCAAAGGAAAAAGCCTGGTGGCCGGGACGGGTAAATTTGCCTGGAATGCAGGTCTGGCCATGGGCGGTGGGGTGGTGACCTCCGCGCTGGGGGCATTGATTGCCCCGGCAGCGGCAAACGCTGAAATGGCCGAAACGGTCGGGAAGGCGACGGCTTATGGTGTGGATGCGCAGACCTACATGAACTGGGACGCGCTGGCAAAGCAGTACGACATGACCGGTGACCACATTGGCGATCTGTTTGAGGAGTATCTGCATAAGTCCGGTGAGTATAAGCAGACCGGCAAACAGAACTCGCTCAATGATGCGTTTGAAACGCTGGGTTTTGAGGCGGGTGATCTCGCCGGACTGAGCGATATGGCGCAGTTTGAAAAAATCATTGATCGGGCGCTGGCGCTTGATGATGAGTCGAAAGCCTCCTTTGCGCTGGATTCATTGTTTGGGGGGGAGGCCAGCAAGCTGCTGATGCTGATCAAACGTTCGGGCAAAAGTTTTCAGGCGCTGATGGAAGAGCAACAGCGCTATAACCTGGTCACAAAACAGGGGACTGAGGGGGCGCTGGAGGGGCACAGGGCATTCAGCGATCTGCGAACGGTTTTTTCATCCGCTATCTCTGAAATTTCGGGGCAGCTTGGTGCTGAATTGTCCCCGACTATCAGGCAGGCGGCGACAGATCTTGCTCAGTGGTTCAAAAACGGCGGGATCACAAAAATCGTCAATTTTCTGCAACACACACTGTACCCGGCAGCCCTGAAATTTGGTGAAGGGGTGATTCTGGTCGGGAAAGTGGTTTTTGCGGTGGCCAAAAAACTGTCCTGGCTGTTACTGGATGAGCAGGGGGCGCAGAGTGATGTGCTGGAATACCTCGGTAAGTGGGGAAATCTGGATGTGGCCAGACGTATTGCTGAGGAAAACGGGCAGAGCGAGTGGCTTGAAAAGTTGTTAAAGGATAATCCCGGTTTTGTGGATGACGTGAAAAAAGCCTGGAGCATGTCACAGGGGCGCTTTTTTCATGACGGGGATGTCTTTAAAAAGGCAACTGAAAAATACCTGACGCCGGAAACAACGTTCGGTTTTTCCCTTCCTCAGCCAGAAGAGGGCAGTTCTGCTTACTGGAACAGCATCCGCGACGGGCTTAACGACCCTGACAGTGGATACGTCTCATCTCAGCTGACTGACAACAGGAAATTCTCTTACCAGTTTATGCTGAATACCCAGCCGGGGCAGAGTCCGGAAGCCATCGCGGATGCGATTGCCGGGATGACAAAAACAAACCCGGCGTTTAACGGTAATAACGCGCTATGGGACGGGGGGAGCGTCTGGTGACTATAGCAGGGCAAATAAGAGCCATCAGCGAAGATGACTTTCAGCAGCGAAACAGCGCCATCCGTGGCGCAGCAGATGCCCGGGTGATGATGATGCTCGGTGATTTTGCGTTTTCCGTTGATACCGCTGCCTATAACCAGCTGGCGCGTGAGGCGGCGTGGAAATGGAGCGAACAGGGCCGTATTGGTCAGCAAAGCCTGCTGCAGTATACCGGGAAAAATGGACGCACTGTCCGCGTTGAAGGTGAGTCCCATGCTTTTTTCGGGAAATCCGGCACTGAGGCGGTGGACACGCTTTATGACATTGCAGATCGGGCTGAACCCCTGCTGCTGGTGAGTGGTGAAGGAGATGTGCTGGGATGGTGGGTGGTGGAGCGTTTTTCTGATTCCACTGACCGCTTTTTACCGGGAGGTGGGCACCGTAATAAAAAATGGACTCTGGAGATGAAACATTATGCCGACGATCTGGACAACCCGTGACGGGGATGTGCTCGATGCGATTTGCGCTTCCCATTATGGCACAGAAAACCTTTCTGCCTCTGTTACCCGCGTACTCGAGGCGAATCAGGGGCTGGCAGATAAGGGCGCAGTTTATCCGGCGGGGGTAAGGATCATTTTGCCGGACGCAGTGCAACAGGTCACTGCGTCACCGTATAACCTGTGGGATTAAAATGGCGAAACAGACTAAATCTGAGTTTGCCCCGGCTTACCATGTGACAGCCGAAGGGCGGGATATTACACGTGTGCTTCAGCGGTTTCTCGTTGAACTGGCACTCACCGATTACGGTGGCGCCACGGCGAAATCGGATGAACTGAAGATCACGTTGTTGTCCGGGACACTGCCATTGCCGACAAAAGGTGCGCGTATACGGGTGGCACTGGGGTTTAACGGTAAGCTGGTGGATAAGGGCTGGTTTGTGGTCTGTGGCGTGAGCAGCAGTGGCCCGCCGCGTCGGATCGAGATCTATGCGACAGCGGCCCCGATGAATGCTCGGAAACAGCGCGGCGATGTGCTGAATCAGAAAACCCGTAGCTGGGATAATCTCACGCTGGCTGACCTGGTGAAAACCGTGGCCACGGAAAATGGCCTGAAAGCCCGGGTGGCGGAAAAGCTGGCGGGGATCCGTATTACGCATGTGGATCAGATAGCAGAATCTGATGCCAGCCTGCTTTCCCGTCTGGCACGGACCTATAACGCCGTCAGTAAGCCCGCCGGGGGATACTGGTTGTTTCTGGAGCAGGGGGCAGGAACCACGGTTTCCGGAAACGCTCTGAAAACGCTCACGCTGACCCCATCGGTAGTGTCCTCCTGGCATTATCAGGAAGGTGAGCGCGGTAGCTCAACGGGTGGCGCTGGCGGAGAGAAAAAAGAGAAAATCACGGTTCGTTATTTTGATAAGGCTGACGGGCGGACGAAAACGGCAACTGTGGAGCATGACGGTTCGTCAGTGACTAACCCATACACCCAGCCGGAAAAAGAGACGGCAGAACAACAGGCAAAATCGAAAAAAACGCAGGCGCAACGCAACAGCCGAAAAATGACACTGAGCGGCCCCTGTCGCCCGCCATTTGTTGCAATGACAGCCGAGTCCGGGGTGATAACATCCGGATTTGGCAAACGGGAAGACCGCCAGTGGGTGGTGGAATCCCTGGTATTTTCCCTTTCTTCTTCGGGCTTTTCCTTCACGTTTAATCTTGTTGCTGAGATTAAACGTGCCAGTAAATCAGACAAAAAATCCGGCGATAAAACAGGGCCGGACTATTTTGGTACCGGATCAGGAAAAAAATAATCATGAATGGTGTGAATTGCCGGACGGGAAAACGCCTGTCCGGTACGGCGCATCTGCGCCAGTCTGTCAGTGACATTCTGAATACCCCTGTCGGAAGTCGTGTTCTGGTCAGGGATTACGGCAGCGATCTTTTTGAACTGGTTGATTCGCCCCGCGATGATCTGTTGCGGCTGCGCATTATTGCCGCCACGGCGACGGCCCTGACGCGCTGGGAGCCGCGCCTGAAAGTCTCAAAGGTCACGGTGACGTTTCCGGCGGATGAGTCAGGGTGCGTGGTGGATATCAGCGGCACGAATCTGGAGAACAACACCCCGGTGACAACAGGAGGGATAGCGGTTTATGGCCGGAAGTTATGACGTGATCACGCTTTCAGACCTGCCCGTGCCGGATGCGATTGTGGTGCCGGATGCATCGACAATTTTCAGTGCCTGGCTGGCGCGCCTGCGTGAACTGGATCCTGAGTTTGATGCGCTTGTGGAGTCTGACCCGACGTATAAACAGGGGGAGGTGACTGCCTGGCAGCTCACTCTGGCCTTTCAGCGAGTGAATGATGCGGTGCGGGCGGTTTTTCTGGCCAGTGCGAGGAAGGCTGATCTCGACCAGATTGGGGCGGCGTTTAATGTTGAGCGGATGGTGATCGTTCCGGCAGATCCGGACGCCGTGCCGCCGACAGATGCGGTAATGGAAGAGGATGAGGCATTTCGTGAACGTATTCAGTTGTCCTGGTCACAGCTGAATACAGCGGGTGCCCGTAATGCCTACCGCTTTCATGCCCGCTCGGCGGATGAGGATGTGCTGGATGCCGATGCTTACGGGCCGGAAGACCATGGACGCGCGGGGGAGGTGGATGTGTACGTGCTGTCGAGGGAGGGGAATGGCTCCGCCTGCGAGGCATTGCTGAAAGCGGTCAGTGCGCGACTGAATGCCGATGAAATTCGCCCGCTGACAGATTTTGTGACGGTGAAGAGCGCCGTTATTAATGACTATTCTGTGACGGCAGAGCTTGAAATACCGGACGGTCCGGATGCTGGCGAAGTACTGGAAAATGCGAAAAACACGCTTATGTCTTATACCCGACTGGCAAACCGGATTAATGGCATGGTGCCGGTATCTGCCATTTATGCCGCACTGCAACAGACCGGAGTGACGCGAGTTATTCTGACCAGTCCTCGTACTGATATCGAACCGGCAACCGGCACGGCTCCCCGTTGTGCTGCCGTTAATGTGACGCGCAGAGAGGTGTGGTGATGACGGAGACGTTTCATTCACTTCTGCCGCCTTCTGCCATCAGGCCAGAAAGGGCACAAGAGCAGGCCACAACAGAAAGTATCCTGACGCTTGATACGGATATGGTCAGAAAGGTGAAGAACCCCGTCACCTGTCCGTCGCATCTGTTGCCGTGGCTGGCCTGGGAATTTGCGGTGGATTTCTGGCAGGACGACTGGGGTGAAGAACAGAAACGGCAGGTACTGCGCGATGCGGCATATGTGCATCAGCACCGTGGGACGGCTGGCGCTGTACTGCGTGCGCTGAGCGCGGTAGGGGTTCCGGCCACGATTAAAGAGTGGTGGCAGGATACGCCCAGAAAGGCACCGTACACCTTTCGGGTGGAGTTGACTCTGCGGGAAGGGGCGGACAGCGTACTTTACAGCCGTGTCAGGGCACTGGTGGTTAAGGCCAAAAACCTACGCAGTGGCCTGAGCACCATTGATCTGAACACAGATATCGGAAAAGACAGCGCGTTTTATGTTGGTGGTGCAGTGACGGCGCATACCGATGTAGTAATTGAGGCAGGAGAGTAAGCGTGGCCACGAAAAATTACAGCATTCTGACAAACAGGGGTAAGGCACTGGAAGCGGCTTCTGCAGCAGGAGGTGATCCTGTTGTTTTAAAAAAATTTGTTGTGGGTGATGGCAACGGGCAGGTGGTGACGCCGGATGCAGCACAGACGGCGCTGGTCAGGGAGGTGTATCGCGGCACGATATCGTTACTGGAGGTCTCACCGGAGCAGGAAAATCAGTTTATTGCGTATCTGTCGCTGCCGGAAGGCGTGGGGAATTTTACCGTCAGAGAGGCCGGGCTGCTGACAGATAACGATGAACTGTATGCGGTCGGGAGCTGCGCGGCGATTGAGAAGCCGGAAAATGGCGTGACGGTGACACTGCAGTTCAGGCTGGCGGTATCGGAAAGTGCGCAGATTACGCTGCAGGCGTCGACCGGGGACGGGCTGTTTCTGCGACAGGCCGCAAACCTGAGCGATGTCAGGGATAAACCGCAGGCTGTTGAACATCTTGGGCTAAAACCCACGGTGGATAAAGCGAACAATGCCGTTCAGCGCGACGGCGATACCATGACGGGTAAGTTGATACTACCGCAAACATCGGCGTTCGGTGTGAATACCGACAATGCCATCGGCGGTAATTCAATAGCTATCGGCGATAACGACACCGGCCTTAAACAGCAAGGCGACGGCATTCTTGATGTTTTTGCCAATAGCGCACATGTTTTCCGATTCATCAACGGTAACAATGAAAGCCTCCGCTCACTGGTTGTTTACGGGAACTGCCATGCAACAGGGGAAGTTCTATCTGGTAACGGGGCAGCCAAGATTGCTACAGACGGTAATATCTACGGGCCGGTCTGGGGAGGCTGGCTCTCTGCTTATCTGCAGGGCAGGACGGGAGTGCAGGACATTCGCCTGGGGGCAGTTGTCTGGGTGGGGCCATCAGCAAATGGTTCGAACGCGTCACTAACAGCCCCGGATGGACACGTATTAACAGCAATACTTGATGGAGATACAGTTCGCTGGCCAATGCCGGACAGTCCTGATGCGGCTTATGCGCGTCCTATTCAGAAATTGGTTAATGGGACCTGGTACAATGTAGGGAGTGTTTAACCGTGTTGCATTTTAAAAATATCACTATTGGGAATCCTAAAACACCAGAACAATACCAGCTAACTAAAAAAGAAGGTATTACCTGGTTGTATTCTGAGGATGGGAAGAACTGGTACGAAGAACATAAAAAATTCGCACCAGATACAATTAAAGTAGCCTATATCAAAACCGGACGGGTGGTCTGGGTCGGGAAAGATGCTTCTGCGATTAATCCTAAAGGTATGAGCGTTATTGAAATTGCTGATATTACAGCCAATCGTCGGATTGATATTTCGGGGTACTGGTTTTACAGGAATGATGAATTCACGTTTGATTATGCCCTTAAAGCAGAAGATGAGCGGAATATTTTACTGAGCAAAATCAGTAGCAAAACGTCTGAATGGGAAAAAGACCTGCTGCTGGGCTTAATCAGTGAGGAAGATAAAGAGAGGTTGAAAGCCTGCCGGGTTTACGCGAAGGCGTTACAGGCTATGGATTTTAGCATCGTAGCTGATAAAGCCTCATATAGTGCCATCCAGTGGCCTGCATTCCCGGAAATTTCTTTCTGAACTAATTCGCTACGAGAAATTTATGGCTGTACAAATATCTGGTGCGCTCATTGATGGCGCAGGCATCCCCATGTCCGGATGCCATATTATTCTGAAATCCCGCGTGAATACATCAGAAGTAGTGATGCGCACAATTGCTGATGTGGTGACGGGAAATAACGGGGAATATTCGTTTGAGGCGCAGGTTGGTAAATACTGCGTTTATCTCAAACAGTGGATTAGTGATGATTATGAGTATTGCGTTGGCGATATCTCGGTTTACTACGACTCAAAGCCCGGTACGCTGAACGACTTCCTGACGGCCCTCGATGAGGGAGATTTAAAGCCTGATGTGGTTGCCCGGTTTGAGGAAATGGTGGCGCAGGCGCAGCAGAGCGCCCAGGCGGCTGCGGAAAGTGAACAACAGGCAGGTCAACATGCCGCTGATGCGCAGCGGGCAAAAGAAGACAGTCAGAACCTGGCAGACGAGACACGGCAGAATGCGAATGCTGTAGCTGGTGACAAGCTGCGAGTCGAGAAACTGGCCGCAGAAGTTGCGCAGAACGCCGGGCAGGTGCAGCAGGGCGTCCAGGATGCAGGAGAGGCAGTGAGAGCGGCGCAACAGGCTGCAGAAGAATCTGCATCCAGCGCCGCAGAGTCAAAGGCCAGCGCTGAATATTCGGCACAGTGCGAGCAGAATGCACAACAGCACGCGCAGAATGCAGAGCAGAATGCGCAGAAAACCTCTGAGGACAGAAAGGCCACGACTACGGCCCGTGCTGATGCAGAGCAATTTGCCGCGGAGTCCCGGCAGAATGCTGAAGCTACAGCACAGGACCGGATTGCGACGGCTGAAAATGCCAGACAGTCGAAGCTAAATGCTCAGGCATCGGAACAAAGTGCGCAGGAGGCTAAAAGCTATCGTGACAGCGCGCAACAGATAGTTGATGGACTGAATGCAACTAACGCCACGACGACACAAAAAGGCCTGGTACAGTTAAGCAGTGCCACGGACAGCGACAGCGAAGAACTGGCAGCCACGCCAAAGGCTGTCAAAATCGTTATGGATGAGACGAATACAAAAGCGCCACTCGACAGCCCGGCGCTGGTCGGTGAGCCGACCGCACCAACGCCAGATTTAAATGCGAAAGGCCGCGAAATAGCGACTGCTGCTTTTGTCCGGGCGCTGATAGCGGCGCTGGTTGGTTCATCCCCCGAAGCCCTGGACACACTGAACGAACTGGCTGCCGCTCTCGGCAATGACCCGGAGTTTGCGACCACCATAACCAACGCGCTGGCGGGAAAACAGCCGCTCAGTGAAATCCTGACGTCTTTATCAGGGCTGGTTACTGCCGGGAATAAGCTGCCTTATTTCAGTGACAAAAACGTGTTGGCGCTTGCAAACCTGACGGCGGTCGGACGTGTCCTGATAGGACAGAACTCGCGGAGTGAAGTGCTTCAGTATCTTGGAATAACGGACATGCTTTCTTCCACAACCGGTAATCTGTGGGGGAGTCCTGGAATTGGCGGGCTTATCATGGCTGCATACTGTGGTGAATCCGATGATGACAATAACAGAAAATTGATTAGGGGGAATATTGTCCCGGGCTCGCGGCTGGGCATGATTACCCTTTCAGGCTCATACAGCACGACAGGTACATATGTTTCCACGCCGCGACTGTCAGTAGTAACGCCGAATAATTATCCGCAGGCGGGCACATTTATAGCATTATCGGGTAACACCATGAATACAGGTGATAAAACAAGCGCCCTGGTGGGTTTATTTGTTCGGATTGCGTGAGGTACGAATGAATATAAAAGAAATTAAAAACGCCCGTTATCTTGAAGGTGGTGAGATTGACTGCGATGTGCTGTTTGAGGGAATGGAGGACACGCTCCCATATACGGCAACGGCAGACGATACCGCATCGACAGGCCAGAAAATCTGGCAGGAACTGCAAAGCGGCAAATGGGGCGAAATAGCCCCGTTCACAGTAACGCCTGAAATGCTGGAGTCAGCAAAAGAGGCAAAACGCCAAGAAATCGAAGCCTGGCGTATAAAGCAGGAGGCGCAGCCGTTCACATTTGAATGGTGTGGTCGCACATGGAATGCCGGACACGACTCGCTGGCTCGTTTGTCTCCAGTGACAATGGCAATGCGGCCTGAAAATGCGCGCGATGCGTTTGTCTGGAATGATGCCAGTAACGAACCGGCACACATGACAATGGCCCTGGCTGAAGAACTGGCAGCAGTAATGGCCCAGGCGCAACTGGATCGGAACAATGAAATTTATCTGCGACAACGGGAAATGAAGGAAGAACTGAATGGCTTGAATGATTTACACTCAATCAGAGAACTGACAATCAGCAGCAATTAG